ATTGCAGCCGGTTCTGAAACAGCAAAATGTGCGTGCAAACCCTTTGTGTTTGTGGATGCAACAACGCACTTCGGAATGATGGGAATCTTTCCCTTGTTTTCCAATTCTGCTTGCTCAGATGCCATGCCAATCGAGTTGCAAATTTTGATGATCTGCGAAATCGACTTGCCTTGGCCTGCGAGGACATGTTTGGGGTTCTCTTGTGCTACGTCGTCAAGCAACATAGCCCAATGGATAGCCCCATTGTAACCTGAAAAATACTCATCATCTGAGTTCTTCGAGTACAAATTCCTCCTAGGGTCCCATTCCAAGTTAGGGTACACTCCAAAGTGCTTTACAATTTTATGGTAGAAACTGAAAATACTCTTGGAGATATATGATTTCCCAATACCTGGAGTACCGTACACCAGAACGGCAAAAGGGGGACGCCTAAAGTTGGATACACTGTGTTTCATGCGAATTTCACTCGCCAGCTTCTCCAAAATGTTGAGCTCTCGGGTAACAAATGACCGGATTTCATAGTCCTTCAAGAGGACTCGTCCGTCGCTGATGCACTCGAGGAGCTTGGCATGGCACATGTGTGCGTCCCAAACGGGGTCGTTGAAACGCATATCTATTTCATCGCGCAATTGAAGAGATTTCTCAAGGAACTCTTCGAGGTGTTTGTTGCGTCTAAAAATAGGTGCCATAGAGCGGGTAGCGAAGCACAAATGACCAGTCTCTGCGATGTCAATCAAAAGATCAACTATACTGGTAACTGCTTCATGTGTCGTAGAAAACTTGTACTTATCCAGATTCTTCTTCTGAAACTCTATAAGTCCTGATTTTGAAAACTCCAATCCCAATGTTCGCACAATAGGGAGGGTAAGGAGTCCAAAGAAAACTGTTCGAGCTTTGTTGAAAATCTCTGCATCAGTAGCATTCTTGTACACATCAAAATTTTTGCGGATCTTCTTAATACTATCTCCGAAATCCATTGCTTCAAATTTTGGCTCATCTTCGTCCCAACGGTTTTCACCATCAGGACGCGCTCTTCTGTAGATCTCTGCTCCATTCCTCATCATATATTCCATCGCGGGTGCAAGCTGGATTGCCTGTCCAGTCTCGCTTCCGAAATGAAATCCTACCAAATTGATGAAATCTATCATCTCCAATGAATACGGTGGTGTAGTGATATATCGCAAAAGTGCCTTTGGGACACTAGTACGACAATCATTAAAAAACCATAACAATGGAGTTAGATGTTCAAAAACTTGTCTGACTTCTGGTGAAACTATGCGCTTGTCCGCAGGAATTGCGTCCTTTAGACTAGCACAAGCTTCCATTTCAAAGAGATCTATGAGTTCTTCCCGCATGGAGCGGAAATCACTCGGGAGGTTCTTGCGCAAACGCCATGTGCGCCTACGCCTTCCGCGTCGTTCATCTTTTGTCCTCACATACCGCACTTGTTCCACAAGTGAAATGTACGGAATATAGCGAAGACAACACACCAACAGTAAAAGCAGTTGTAAGTAAAGGTAAACCAATCCAAAACTACTCCACTGATAGGTGCGAGCACCTTCTCCAA